CTCTTGTAAATTTTTCTGAGATGGGTACATCGAGAGACGGCCGTTCTTTTTCAACACGAAAGGTTAACCCCTCTGGTTTAATCGAATCATTCCGGATCATCTCTGAAATAGATCTAAAATGAAATGATTTAGTGGTTTGAAAAAATAAGAAGTTTGCATTAGCCGCAGTTTTTGCTAACGAAAATTGTGCTATCATATTAATAGCATCTACTGGGGATTTATTCGGAATAATTGTTCTGTTATTATTGTGGGTTTCTTCTAACCATAGAGGATTACCCGAACTCAAATAGTCAGTGTATATATCCTTAACCATGTCAGAATACTTACCATCAAAAGATCTAGAAATTTTAGTCCTAGCATCAGTTAACATTTCTGGGGCAACTAGAGATAATGTGTATCTCGAGGTGTTTTCGTTAATTTTTTCTTGATCTTTGATCTTTGTAACTATGAACGAAGACTTTATTCTGAATGTAGAACCCTTTGTTCCAAATTCAATATATACAGGTTCGGTACCCGTGATATTTGATGTATTAGCAAATCCCACTCTATCCAATAATGTTATATTGCCTGTAACGAATGTTTTGAATATAGATTCGTATAGGTTAAATGATTCAACCATAGATTTGATATCAACATATCCAACCTTAGTTGTTATGATAACTTTAAAAAGATCAAACTGACCGGGTTCTTCTAAATCACTATTCCCAGATAAATCGTCATATAGAGTTATCATAACAATGCTTTAAACTCTTCCACAAAAGATTCAAGATACTCAGGTTTTAATAATTTTATTCTATTTTTTTCATTATTAATACGTTCTTCATAGGTATAATTAGTAACAGGGTATTCGGTTGTAATACTAACTACATCTCCATCAGAATCTTCATAATGATGCGTACTATCTGGTTCCGTATATTTCTCTTGTACATATTTGTTAAATTCTCGTACATTCATTGGCCAATCATTTGAAACGTTGACTATGTTATTAATTAATAATATTACCCAATGCAATTCCGTAGATCCGTACTTATTATAAGCTAGAATTTCTGGTGACTCCGAATCTTTTATATCATATAATTCAAGCATTACACCATTATCTAATTTGGGTTTAATCAGTGCCAATCTGTGAAATATATCAATAACCTTATCATTGCCATATTGTATAGTTGGATGTGAACTAAAATACATAATTAAAATCCCTCTTCTATTGTTTCTTGGGTAGTCTTGGCTATTTCTTCAAATGATAGAGTAATTTCAAATGATACAGGAGAATTATCTCCATGGAATGTATTACCTGTATCATCCCCATACTTTACATTAACAGATTTACAATAACAAAGATCGTACTTTGGGTAATTTGGATTGATTTCAGTACCAGCCATCTGACTGACTTTGAATAATGATGGGAATTTATATGATGTGAAGAATGGTTCTGCTACACCCCCAATCTTAGAGTTAGATTCGCTTGGAGAAGAATATTTACGAAATAACTTTAAAATATCTTTTGCTGTGTTGGATTCTTTTTTGCTACGAGGAACAAACTTATGATTCATAGAAAAAGTTCTAGATCCATCTGGACCATCATATTTAAGTGCCATTTTATCTGTTATTGTTTCGCCTGTTAATCCACCACTTGATATTTGCTTTGTGAGGAAATCTTTGACTCCACCTTTAATTGAATCTGCATCAAAACCATGTAAACCTTCTGTACCGGAATTTAATGGTACGGCTTTCAGCTGTTCCGTCAATTGATCTATGATACCACCAGCTGCTTCCTGTTTCCAAGATTGATTTTCTGTAATTTCTACCTGTGCATTTGACCCCAATGCTATCGATTTGCTACTCGATTTAGCCACATTAACCCCAAAATGGGAAGTGCCTGACTGAGACTCCCCACCACTATTGCCCATCGGGATAAAATCCCATATTTCGTACCGAACCCATGTGGGGTAAGCAGTTGTCACGTTATCAGGAAATCTAAGAAGTTCAACTTGTCCGACAGAACCTACACGACCTGCAGTATTTTCTTTGATAACAGCATTCTTTAGTACCTTGTTACCTCGGTTTACTTCGGTTACAATTCCAGCCTCGGTAGCGGAATTGATTATCCTAGTGTTTAAGTCCATATTACTTTCCTATATTAGTTACCATTATTTATATAAATATTTCAATGAGTAAATATTATCAGGGTCGATATCGACTTATCAATGCATCAAAATATAAAGGGGCTCGTGGTAATATTCAATACAGAAGTTCTTGGGAACTCAAGATGATGAGATATCTTGATACCACAGATGCTGTACTTGAGTGGAATTCGGAAGAAATCATTATACCTTATCTCTCTCCAATTGATAATAGGTTTCATAGATACTTTACAGATTTTTATGCTAAGATAAAGGATGCCACTGGTAATATAATAAAATATATTATTGAGGTGAAACCGAGAGCTCAGCGTAAGCGACCAAGAAAATCAAATAATAGGATCAAATATATTAAAGAAGTTAAAACTTATGCAGTGAACCAAGCTAAATGGGAAGCAGCAGAACTCTGGTGTAAAAAATATGGATATACATTTCGAGTCCTCGATGAAATTGATCTTGGTATAAAGTGATATAAATAGTAGTATGGAATCATTATTCGACAGACTACAAGCAAAGGCTTATAAAAAGCAAATACCAGCACAGACTAAACAATCTCGAGATTGGTTTAGATCTGAGATACAAGGTATGAGGGTTAAATCTGACGATGTTTTAAATGATAAAAATCTCGAAAGAAGAACTCGTCCTGCTCCCGGAAGAATGTATACATACTTTTATGATCCTAAACATAAAGCGACCCTTCCATATTATGATAGATTCCCTCTGATCATAATGGTGGGAAAAGCTCATAAAGGATTTTATGGTATGAATCTTCATTATCTCCCTATACCACTGAGAGCAAAGTTCCTCGATCAATTAATGACGATAACAAATAATAAGAAATTTGATGAATCATCTAGATTTCGAGCATCATATAATTTTTTAAAAGGATCCTCTAAAATGGGATTATTCAAACCGTGTTTTAAACACTATCTGATACATAAGGTTGAATCGGAAATAAAATTCCTCTCAGCAGATCTTTGGGAAATAGCGACATTTCTCCCGACTGCTAGGTTTAAAGGTGCTACATCAGCTAAAGTTCATTCGGATTCAAGGAAAATGATAGGTTAGATATGTCAATATTAACTCAAGGTTATTCAATCGGTTCTCAGGTTTATGGTGGAATTGAAACACTAGGTAATTTATACGATCAATTCTTCGGGCAAAAGGAAGAGCTAGGAAGACGGGGTAAACTTGATGAATTTGTCTCTAACACTCATGTCTGGGGTTTCGCTCGTTCATCCCATTTCAGATTCAGAATATTACCATCTGGTACATCATCTAGTGGATCTGCGAATTTTAATTCGAAATTCACACCAAGAGATCTGGGCATCGTTAATATGCTTTGTGATTCTACGACTCTGCCCGATGTGGCAAGTATCCCCTTAACAACATCAGTTGGAACAGATTTCCCATATGATATTGTCAAGGATTTAGCTTATGCATCACAATCTGCATCTTTTTATGTTTCGGAAGATATGTTTCAGAAGAAGTTTTTCGATGATTGGATGGAATTAACTTATAATAAAACAAAAGGTCAACCATACTATTACAATGATTATTCTACTACAATAGAAATCTATCAATTGAAACACACATTGGATGATTCTGTGTTAACAGGGGATAACGATTGGACGTACAAAGTAAAACTTTATAATGCTTATCCTAAAGCAGTTGCACCTCTGACAATGGATTGGAGTTCCGCTAATGCACTCCAAAAACTGTCGGTAACATTTCATTATACACATTGGGATTCGGAAATAAATTCTAAATAATCTGTGAGGAAAAATTATGGCTTTACCAGTATTACAAGTACCAACATATGAATTGACTTTACCATCAAACTCGAAAAAAATTAAATTTCGTTCATTTCTAGTTAAGGAA